AACTTACCCGAACCTCAGGCAGCAGAGCCCCAGGCAGCACCCGCTAAACCTGAACCCAAGGAACCTTCCCAGTCTCGAGCCATTGGACAAATGACCAAGTCATTAACTGCTCCATCTGCCAGTCCTGCGTTTGATCGCATCAGCCAAGAACTACAACCAAGACAAAAAGAACTTGGATTTGACGAGCCCGTCACGCTGAAGCCTAAAAAGTACGATACCAGTCGTGCCGCAGATGTAGACTACAGAGACGTAACAAGCAAGATAGCCAAAAATATCATAGCCGATCCTGCTGCGGCTGGTATGATCAAACGCACTGACCCACTGAAACAAACAGCAGGGCAACGGGATATTGAAGTGGAAGCCAAGCAACCCACAGCACACATCAGACCTGTAAAAAGAGAACGTGCTGATGGCAGTGTGGAAACCACTTACGAACTTGTGAATGCTCGTGGCGTCACTGTCAAAACTGGCATGAGTCAAGACACTGCTAAAAGTCATTTGAAATACTACAAACAACGCTATGGACAATAATCAATATCCGGTGTATCCCGAAGATGACGGATACGATAGATTTCGCAATCCCTATAGCCCAGTATGAACCTACAAGAACTTTATCACTTGGAAGAAAGCAGTGGTTACAGCCTAGCAGGCAGTTTCACACATGATCTCACTGTGAGCAAAGTTTGGCTCATGACTGAACTGGCCAAGATCAAGCCCGCAATTACTACACTGTATATTCTGGGCTCTTGGTATGGCAACCTATCTTTGTACATGACGTTGGATCCTGTGGTACAGGTCAAAAAGTTCATCAACGTAGAAAACGATCGCGGCATGTTGGAGCAGAGTCAACGCATGTTGGATCTTGTGGGTGCCGACAATGTGGAATACATGTTGAAAGATGCCAACAATTTAAACTATCATCAATTGGGCATGGACGGTGCTGTGGTCAACTGTAGCCTCACCGACATGGATGGACGTCGCTGGTTCGAGCGTATTCCCGATGGAACCTTGGTTGTTATGCAGGCTAGAGATCATGATCCAGGTTATCAGTTTGCCAGCCCCGGCGACATATTGAAAAAATTTCCCTTGAGTCAAGTGCTGTATCGCGGTACCAAACGACTCAAAGATCCTGAAACACACTACAACAGATTTATGGTCATTGGCCGAAAATGAACACGCCTTAGGACCGTGTCCGCGGCTGCTGCGGGACATGAAGGATTCGCTCCCCTGATTGTCAAAGTGAGCATATATAATTCCATGGGCACAATCAACTTATCCGAAATTCAAGGTGAACATTTTTGTTCGGCGCCTTGGACCAATCTTCACATCAACAATCATGAACAACTCAAACCCTGTTGTGGTGGACATGGACTAAGACGCCCTGTGGATGAGTCTTGGTCTTATCTCAGTGGCAGCGATGTAGAACTCAATGATATCAAACACAGTTTGTTAAACAATCAAGCACACTCTTACTGCGACGGTTGTTATGAACGCAGTTGGTACACAGAAGCCACAGATCGTCGGCAAATCAAAATCAATGATGTCACTGACTTCAGCTTGTATAGTTTGGATGTGAGATGGTCATCGACTTGCCAACTCAGCTGTACTTACTGTAACGAAGGGCAGAGCAGCACATGGGCCCAACTCAAGGCAAGACAAAAAACTATTCCTATTGTTGTAAATCGTATTGGCAACGATAACAAACAAAAACTCTGGGACTTTTTAGAATCTCAAAAAGGCACAATTAAGCGTATAGCTATGTTGGGCGGCGAGCCTTTGCTGTTGAAAGAAAACTTAAAAATTCTTGACATGTTTGACGAATCTGTAAAAATTGAGATTATGTCAAACCTTAATCTTGATCTTGACTCAAACGAAATTTATCAACGTGCTGTGAGACGACCAAATGTGCGTTGGCACATCAGTATGGAAAATATAGGCACAAGATTTGAGTTTGTGCGCAGAGGCAGCGACTGGAATCTTCAACAACACAATATCAAAAAACTACATCAAGAATTTGTAAGCGAAATACCAATAACAATTCAATCTCAATACTGTGCCTACAGTGCGTTACATCTGCCAGAGCTGTATGATTGGTTTGATCAGTTTGATCGATTAAACATCTCGCTCAGTGAAGGTTTGACCAATCCTGAATGTTTAAACTTTTTTCAATTCCCTGTCAAATACAAACAGCAATCCTTGGATGATTTAGAAGTTTGTGCCGAAAAGTATCATCGCATAGCCTACAACATCGAAGTGGTTATACAAAAACTCAAAGACAATTTTGATTGTCAAGATCCAGCCATAGTCAACAGACTGATTGATTGGCACCAATCTCAAGAATCTAAGTATTTTGATAATCGATTTGATTTTCTCAAACTTTGGCCTGAATACGCCTAAACACTTGCGAAGTTGTTGTTGAGATTTTATAATACACGATCAAGGAGAACTTATGTCTGAAACCAAAACTTTCAACGGCGATCAAAAGATCAAACTTACTCAAATCATCAATGAGGGCATGCAAGTCATGCACGAGATTGACACACTGCAAGGTGGACTCAACGATACAATCAAAGCAGTGGCAGACGAACTAGAAGTCAAGCCCAGCATTTTGAAAAAGGCCATCAAACTTGCTCACAAAGCGTCATTTGGGCAAGAGAAACAAGATCACGAAACACTCGAGACTATTCTTGAGACCGTGGGCAAGACACTATAAATATCTGCTCAGCAGACGAGTCGCTCCCGTAAGGAGCATGTATCACGGCCATCCGGCCACAAACGGAGAACAATGAGTTACGTAGACGCACTATTTGATCGTGAACACGATCGCATTCATGTTGTAGAACGCAGGGACGGCGTTCGCAAATATCAAGAGTTTCCAGCAAACTACATCTTCTACTACGACGACCCTAGAGGCAAGTTTCGCAGTATCTATGGCAATCCAGTATCAAGATTTTCAACACGCAACAACAAAGAGTTTCGCAAAGAAATTCGCGTACAAAGCGGCAAGCAACTGTATGAGTCGGATATCAACCCAATCTTCCGTACTCTAGAAGAAAACTACAAAGGTGCTGATGCGCCAAAGTTACACACAGCGTTTTTCGACATTGAAGTTGACTTTGACCCCGAGCGTGGATACAGTCGCCCAGAAGATCCATTCAACAAGATCACAGCAATCTCTGTTTATCTAGACTGGTTGGATCAACTGGTAACGCTGGTTATACCTCCCCGGCACATGAGCATGGATACTGCTCAAGAGATTGCCAATGAGTTCGAAAACACATTGATATTCGAGCGTGAAGAAGACATGCTCAATACTTTTCTTGATCTAATTGACGATGCTGATGCGTTGAGTGGTTGGAACTCAGAAGGCTTCGATATTCCATACACTGTGATGCGCATTACTCGTGTGCTGAGCAAGGATGATACTCGTCGGTTTTGTTTGTGGGGGCAGTTACCCAAGCAAAGAACCTTTGAACGGTTTGGTGCTGAAAACATTACATTTGACTTGGTTGGCCGTGTACACATGGATTACATGCAACTGTATCGCAAGTATACATACGAAGAGCGACACAGCTACAGTTTGGATGCCATTCTTGAATACGAAGGATTGGAAGGCAAGACCAAGTACGAAGGTACCTTGGATCAGCTGTACAATCAAAACTTCAAAACATTCATTGAGTATAACCGACAAGACGTCAATGGTATTGCTCAAATGGATAAGAAACTAAAGTTCTTGGATCTTGCCAACACACTGGCACACGAAAACACAGTGTTGCTACAAACAACCATGGGTGCTGTGGCAGTGACCGAGCAAGCTATTATCAATGAAGCCCACGAACGTGGTATGGTAGTTCCTAATCGTAAAGAAAGACTCACAGATGAAGACACGCAAGCGGCAGGTGCCTATGTTGCTTATCCCAAAAAAGGAATCCACGAATACATCGGTTCCATTGACATCAACTCACTGTACCCGTCAACAATCCGTGCTCTTAACATGGGTCCAGAAACCATCATCGGGCAACTCAGACTCACAATGACCAATCAGCTCATTCGTGAGCGTATGAATTCTGGACAGAGTTTTGCCGCTGCCTGGGAAGGCTTGTTTGCTACATTAGAGTATACTGCTGTAATGGAACAACAGCGTGGCACAGAAATCACTATTGACTGGGAAGGCGGAGAAGAAACTGTACACTCAGCCGCAGAGATATGGCACATGATTTTTGATTCGAAACAGCCATGGACACTGAGTGCCAATGGTACAATCTTTACCTACGAGCGTGAAGGCATCATCCCTGGCTTGTTAAAACGCTGGTATGCTGAACGCAAACAGATGCAGGCCAAACTCAAAGAATGTACCAATAAAGAAGATGAAGAATACTGGGATAAACGTCAATTGGTTAAAAAGATTAACCTCAACAGTTTGTACGGCGCTATTCTTAATCCGGGCTGCCGTTTCTTTGACAAGCGTATTGGGCAATCGACCACTCTTACTGGGCGGAGTATCGCGAAACACATGGATGCGTATGTCAATGAATGCATTACCGGCAAATATGATCATGTTGGTGACACGATCATCTACGGTGATACGGATTCATGCTATTTCTCGGCCTGGCCGGTTCTCAAGAAAGAAGTCGAAGAAGGACGCATGGCATGGTCTAAAGAGATTGCTATTCAACTATACGACTCTATTGCGGAACAAGTTAACCTTAGTTTTCCGGGCTTCATGGAACAGGCCTTCCATTGTCCAAGAGATATGGGCTCAGTGATCAAAGGCGGTCGAGAGATTGTGGGCATCAAAGGTTTGTTCATTACCAAGAAACGCTATGCTGTGATGATCATCGACAAAGAAGGCAAGCGTGTGGATACCGAGGGCAAGCCAGGCAAAGTCAAGGCCATGGGCTTGGACTTGAAGAGATCAGACACTCCCAAAGTTATTCAAGACTTTCTCAGCGAACTGTTACATGATGTGCTGACTGGGATCAGTAGAGAAGATATCATTGAAAAGATTCGTGAATTCAAGTATGCGTTCAAAGATCGCCCGGGTTGGGAAAAAGGTTCGCCCAAGCGTGTGAACAATCTAACCAAGTATGGCAAAGAAGAAGAGCGACTGGGCAAAGCCAACATGCCAGGACATGTGCGAGCCGCACTGAACTGGAATATGATGCGTAAGATGAACAGCGATAACTACAGCATGCAAATAGTCGACGGAATGAAAACCATTGTGTGTAAGCTCAAAGACAATCCTTTGGGTTGGACATCAATTGGTTATCCAACAGATGAACTTCACTTGCCTCAGTGGTTCAAGGATTTGCCCTTTGACGACTCGGCCATGGAAGCCACTGTGATTGACGGCAAAGTTGATAACTTGCTAGGCGTGCTGGATTGGGACTTGGCATCAGCTACCAATACTGATAATACTTTTACATCATTGTTTGAATTCGAATGAACTTAAGTGACTTAATCAATTACCGAAATCAAATACAAAATTTGAGCGCAGGTCAAAGCATGGCTGTGTTCAATGGCGATCTTTTGAAAATAGTTGATTTGGTCAAGCAGTGTCCTATTCCAGTCGGCGATACCTATGACAATTTAGCTCAGGCTCACGCCAAAATTTTTGAGGATATCGCTGGGTTTGATCAACTGCTGGATGAACTCAAACACAAAATTAATCGTATCCTCAATGAGCAAGGCGAACCTTGGTATGTTGAGAGCGCCAAGCGATACATGTTTGAACTTGAAACTCAATCCATTGAGTCTTTCCTAAACAAAAAAACTAGTATTCCTGATTCTGATCGCGATTATTTTGTTTCAAGGCTCAATACCTATGCTTCATGGAAACATCCAGGACTGATGCTTAGACCGGGACAAAATAATTTTATACACAGTATGGTTTGTTTTGATCCTTTGTACATTGTGGATCGTCACGATGATCTACTGTGGCCCTGTCAGATTGAATTTCCGGATCAATACAGAAAGCGACTGAGACCTGTGGTAATCAACGAAGACAGTTCGGAATCACTGGCCATACTGCCCGATAATCAATTTGGAGTAGTGTTGTCATTTGATTACTTTAACTTTTTGCCTCAGTACATTGTTGTTTACTTCCTGGAACAAATTTATAAAAAACTCAAACCCGGAGGTGTGTTTTGTTTCTCATTCAACGATGCTGACACAGAAAAAGGAATGAAATTGGTAGAAATGTTTCAAGCCAGCTACATTCCTCGACGTTCACTTCGTTATGAAATTGATCGCATTGGATACACTGTTATTCACGAATACAACAACGACAGCCCGCTGACATGGATGGAGCTGAGAAAGCCTGGAGAACTAACATCCAACAGAGGTGGTCAGGTTCTGGCCGCAGTTAGGCCCAAAAGAAAATAACCATAATGGTTGAACAATCTAAATACATCTCATATAATCGTACACAGGAGAAATTATGAAAGACAATCTACTTGACTTAGTAAGTCACACACTGGACCTTGGCTGTATTGACTTGGTCAAAATTACCGGCGACACAGGTTCCACAAAGATTTCAGGACTTGCTGAAGACAAGTCGGTTGTGATCGATGGCGAATTTTCGACTCCGGTAGCAGAGTTTGTGGGCACATTTGGCATGCCTAACTTGAGCAAACTCAAAATCTTGCTGAATCTACAAGAGTATCGTGAGGATGCCAAGCTCAGTATCACACGACGCCAAGATGGACAGCCAGACGGTATTAACTTTGAAAATGCCGCAGGCGACTTTAAAAATACCTATAGATTCATGGCGTCCGAAATTGTAAACGAAAAACTCAAAACCATCAAGTTCAAGACACCCACCTGGCATATTGAATTTGAACCTACAGTGGCGTCAATTCAACGTCTGCGTATGCAGGCACAGGCCAATGCCGAAGAAACCACATTTCAAGCTCGTACAGACGGCGGTCATTTAAAGTTCTTCTTTGGCGATCATTCCAGCCATGCTGGTAACTTTGTGTTTCAACATGATGTCTCAGGTCAACTTAAACGTGCTTGGGCTTGGCCAGTGACCACCGTGATTAGTATCTTGAGTCTCAGCGGCGACAAAACTTTCCGCATCTCGGATGATGGTGCTGCCATGATCACAGTGAATTCTGGCGTTGGTGTTTACAACTATATTCTTCCGGCACAAAGCAAGTAATGACTGAACCAGTCCAAGACAATCTCACAGCCAAGCAGTCGGATTATGCTGTGTTCTTACCGGCTAACTCTGGCTTCTATGCTACATTTATAGGCAAGCAAAGGAACGAGCAGTATGTCGATCCAGCGAGATTTCCGCAGGGTCTCACGGACATGGAGCAACTTAACTGGCTTAATAGCCAAAAATCGTTATTCCCCTACCGGTGGAGCTTGTACTCGGGTGGTCATGCGAACCATGATCTTGCCAAGCAAGACTGGTCAGAGGACATGGTCCGTAATCGAGAGCCTGGCACTTTTATCCTGGGAGATTCCGGGGGTTTCCAGATTGCTAAGGGTCTGTGGGAAGGTGATTGGCGAGCCAACTCGGGTTGTCCTCGAGCACAGAAGAAACGAGAACTTGTATTGGGGTGGTTAGACAACATTGCTGACTATGGCATGATCTTGGATATTCCAACTTGGGTAATTCACGACAAGAAAGCCTCCCAAGCCTGCGGTATCTCTACCTTGCCCGAAGCCGTGGCAGCCACCAAGTTCAACAATGAGTACTTCATGAAGAATAGGAAGGGCAAGAACAATGGTGGTGCCCGTTTCTTAAATGTGCTACAAGGTGACAATCATACTTCAGCAGAAGCATGGTATCAGGAAATGAAAGATTTCTGTGATCCCACAAAATATCCCGACACACATTTCGACGGTTGGGCCATGGGCGGTCAAAATATGTGTGATGTACACTTGATCCTCAAGCGTCTTGTGGCCCTGCGGTACGATAACCTGCTTCAAGAAGGGGTACACGACTGGATGCACTTCTTGGGCACGTCAAAGTTGGAATGGGCTGTGCTACTCACCGTGATTCAAAGAGCAGTGCGAAAGTATGTTAATCCTGCTTTCACAATCTCCTTTGATTGTGCCAGCCCATTCCTCGCCACAGCCAATGGTCAGGTTTACTTTGAAAATGTATTTCCGCAAGACGACAAATGGAGTTATAGAATGGCTCCATCAGCGGACGACAAGAAGTATGCCACAGACACACGCAAGTGGTGTGATGGTGTAGTAGAAGATGGTATCTACCCACGTTGGGAGAATTCACCAATCAGTGACATGCTGACCATGCGAGATATCTGTATCTACAAGCCAGGCGATCTAAATAAAAACGGAAAAGAAGGCAAAACATCTTGGGATAGTTTCTCATATGCGTTGTTAATGGGACACAATGTTTGGATGCACTTGACTGCTGTTCAAGAAGCCAATCGACGTTTTGATGCCGGAGAGCATCCTGCTATGATGCGTCGAGATGGTGGTGACTATGCTTACTTTGAAGACATTGTGGAACGTATCTTTGCTGCGCCGGACCGACAGAGTGCGGAAGATATCATAGAATCTTACTCTAGTTATTGGATGCAGATTGTGGGCACACGTGGATTCAAAGGCAAAAAGGCCTTGAACGCTCGTAGCCAATTCAATGTGTTGTTCGAAATTGTTGACGATGATACCAATCAACCTGTACAATCAGAACACAGCGAAGAATTCTCTGCTGATGAAATTGCCCGTTTGGATCAACTAGAAGAGGAACAACAATGAATCGTGAAGGTCATGACAACGTCAATTTCTTTTTTGGCGAAGAAGTAGAACACACTCCTGCCCTGGGCAAGCACACACTGTTTGTGGTAGGAGTTCAAAGCAACGAAGACATTGCGCAGGCTCTGGGTCGCAGTAGCCGACCTGTAGATCACATTTACTTCGGTGCTAATCAAAGTTTCCCTAACCTCAGAGTCAATGACGGCGGCGAGTGGGCCAAATGGGAACGAATGATTTGGCACTTCTTGGACCTAGACTACTGGTGCACCTTGGATGTAGATATTCAGTGTGTTGAAGGGTTGTGTGAATCTGGATTGGCTGAGCATGATAGATTCATTCCTATGATCTCAGCCAAACTGCCTTACATTCGACAACTGGGTTATAACGCTGTGCTCAAACTAGATGACCGAGATTTTCGTGCTACCAATCCCGGTGTTTGGTGCCATTCTATTCATCAACTACAGCGACGCAGTGTATTCACTGACTGGTCTCGATACACCAAGGATCAACCCATTGGCTAACAACAGTTTTTGCCCTGCTGCCTGGAACAGTGTTTATTTAGAACCTTCGGGCAAGATTGATAGTTGCTGTGTAGGCAGAAACAATCTTGGCAACATCAACAACGACACAGTTGAAAACATTTTGGTTGGACCTGTAAATACCAAAATCCAACAAGACATGCTGGCAGACAATCTAGTAGACGGTTGTCGTTGGTGCCACAACAAGTCAGACACGCTACAGTCTTTAATGGTAGAACGTTTCCCACGGCAACGTGAAGATCAACTGTTTGATCAACCAGGGCAGTTTAAACTTGAATATCTAGATGCTCGTTGGAGTAACACTTGTAATCTAGCATGTGTGTACTGTGGACCACAATTGAGTTCACTATGGGCTAAGGAATTAGGGCAAGAACACAGAATTGATCGTGAAGAAAAAAATCAAATGTTGGAGTATGTTCTTGACAACATTGAATCTGTAAAACATGTTTACCTAGCCGGCGGCGAACCTTTGTTGATGAAAGAAAACGAAGAAATAGTCAAAGC